CCACTGTACTTTCCGCAGATATAAAAAAATCGCCACGGTTGGCGATCTGGTCTGCTTTGGTCACTATCAATGGTTGTTGCCACGACTGGCTTAATGTTTCTACCACCGCTTCAAATTCGAAATTGGTTAAATCAATCGACTCACCATTTTCATTATCCAAGTGGCATTGATAACTGAATGTATCGCCTCGGATTATTTCTAATCCATCGCTCTCACAACCCATAACCACCTCTTTAGGTTTTAATAATGTACATTAATGCGATATTTCGAGGTCGCGTCTCATTACCACCTGTTGAGCCAGTTTGATAAGTTGTCGATGTTGGCGGACCACCAACAGTTACTCTACCAATACCCAGCTCGTCATCATTTGTTAAAATATCATGTGTATGACTTCTCAACTCATCTGATTGATAACTACCTAAAGTTCGACCAGCGTCAATACCACGCCCATGATCCCAACCGCGAACAAACTCACCCCTTAAATCAGGTAAATTAAATGTAGTTGAACCATCACCAACGCCATAAATTGTCCCGAATAAGGTAAATAAGGCTGAATAAGTAGATCTCGAAATAGCTTGACCTGCAAGCTCTAAATAACCCGCTGGCACGACTGGGGCACACCATAAAATAGTTGTACCTGGTAACACTGAAGCAATACCGTTAATTTCGGTATCTATGCTTTCGATATTTGCTTTATTTGTATTTACTTGAGTAATAATCTCATTAACTTTAGAAGTTAAAGAATTAAATAAAAAATTAAACCATTGTCTTGCAGGTTTTAATGCTGCTGGAAAACCATTAGTTTGATTCAGGCCAGTAATATCTTTTTCGCCGTTCTCAGCAAACTCAATTAAATTGTTAATATCAGCCATTTAATAAGACTCCTCAATCCAGAAACCACCCTCATTAGGGTTACTTAACTCACCAAAACCTAAGCTATCGGGTTGGTCTTCCCACCCAAAGCTTTCAAACCAATTTGTAAAAAACTTAACACCTACACCTGCGGGCTTAGGTAGCATTACGTTGATTAGCTGTCGCAGTGGAATCGACATGGATGAATGGACTCCAATACCAATCCACATCAAACCACTATCAAATACTGTGTATTGCTCATCTGTAATAAGATCTAAAATTTCATAAGCATCAAATAATGAGCACATACAATTATTTTTATAGATTTGTGCCTTGATAACATTTCTTAAGAGATCAGTTTCAATCGTTCCTGCTGCATACCCTGTTTGCCCTGACTCCCTCCAATGCCCGCCAATTTCTGGATCGCTCAACTCTCCAAAGGGCAAGGCTTCTGATTGATCATCAAAACCAAACAATGGTAATGGTACGGCGTTCTTGATTGATGTTGGTGCACCCACCCACATTGCAATAATTAAAAGCTGATCTCCTGTGGCGGTTTCAAGATCAAAATAGGAGGGTAAACTTTGAATTTTATCTTTGATGCCAATAAAGGGGTTTAAGGTCTCTCTAATCATGGCTTCAAACTTTGGTTTGTTTCTGTGCTGACTTGTTATCAGCTTTAGATAACCGTCAATATTCATCAAGAAACCCCTATAGTTACATCATTTAATGTACAAATCGCTAATTCAGTAAATCCAAGATCTAAACTAGATTGATCGTTCACAGATATTTCAAGCACTTCATAGCTTAGTGAGTCAGCACTGCCGTTTAGTGCTGCTGCAAGATCAAGTCTTTTTGATGTAATTTGCCCACCTATATCAACACTATTAATATAACCAACTAGTGATTGTTTAATCTTTGCCCCTATAGCATCACTGTACGTGCTCATTGCTCTAATCGAAACATTCACAATTATTGCCAATGTTGTAGGGCGATAAAACCGAATAACTGAAGGGTTATTTTTTGAATCTATAACCGTGCGGCTAACATTACCTAAAGTTGTACAACCCATCGTTTTCTTGCGCTTGATCACTTCTGCAATTTCTTGTTCATCACCACCAGCAATAACAAACGCCATACTATGAGGAGACATACCAAGATCATTAACCTCACTTGTTTCATTTTCATATTGTTTGTAATGAGTTACATTTTCCAGTGATGCTATTGCACCCATAGCACCATCTAACAACCCTAATGATGGAATAGAAACAGATATAGATCGTCTACGGCGTAGAGTTGCATCATTTTCGATAGGATTACCAAGAACCGCAGCGTTAGGATTGTCTACAGTCAGCCAACCCCGTGTAGGTGTGATGATCTTATTAATACTGTGAGGGGTTGCAGATATTGCGCCTAAATCTTCACAAGTAGCATTAACAGTGATAGATCCAGTGTTATCAATCACAACAATACTTGGTAACAACCATCTGTGGGTACCATCGCTCACAATTCCATTATTAATCGTTGTTCCGAGAGTGCCAGTCAGCACGACTGGTGCTATTGAATTGGTTGCAACTGCGCGAGAAACACCATTGAGCGCCACGTTTCGAGAAAGCGCATCACTTAATGAGTTTGCGGGGCTAAAAGAGTTGTATACACCTACAGCAACGGCGGCTGTATCGCTTATTGCTCTTGAAATTAACGCTAGAAATTGTCCATCTTGGCTATCATTTTCTAGATATACATCATCACCATAAATCAATTTATATTGGGCTTTAATGTCACTTAAAACCTCATCAAAGGTGCTTGCAGTAATCCCATTCTCATCAATTGTGATATAGCTCATAAAGCCTCCTGCAAAGTAGTTTCGCCATAAATTGTATTTATCGTGGCCTGAATATTTAGTTTTCTGGTATCGGGATCGTATTGCGTATAAAAATCCACGATTTCAGTAACTCCAAAAGTGCCCAAAATTCGCTGCTTAATCACTTGCTCATACAGTAGACTGGTACCTCGGCCAAGAACTTGATCAAGCCAATCCGTACCGTCCTCAATATTTAAAAACCATTCATTCACCCAAAGCTTTAAGCGCGTCAATGCAGCTTGTCCTACGGCGTTAGGATTGTTTTTGTGGAAATTTGCTTGGCTATTTCCAAAAGAGTAATCGCCGTTTTCATCTAATTTTCTATAGCGCATAAAAAAACCACGCTTTCACGTGGCCCTCTGAAATAATTAGTGATTACTGCTCTGGGGGACCTGACGTATTGGTCCCAGAGACAACCCCTGATGTAAGGTGACTCAATAAACTAACCGTCTTAGCAAACACATCAGTCAACGACTTAATCCAATCATTTGTAGTTAAAGTTTTAGTAATTTCAACATCAGCATCTATATTCACTTTAGTAGCTTTCATATTGATTTCATTGGTTTCAGGATTTAACTCAATAAAAGCTTCGCCGTCTTCAGTGCGTATTTGGAGGGCTTCTGTAGAAATATTTTTAACTCGGTTTGGTTGCGACTGGGGTGCAAATAGAGCAAATCCATCTGATAGATCATGTTTACGATTATCAAATGGGTTTTGAATATCTCCGTTTTGCCACCATAAATCTATGCATCGATCCGCAAAAACAACAAGGCATTCATCACCTTTATTTATCGGGTGGGTAATCACACATCCGCCACCACGTGTGAACATAACAGGTACGTCTTGTAATAGAGGAATTTCCTCCATTGAGATTGTACCGTCCTCTTTACGCATAGGGATTCGTATAGTTGGCTGCGCTGTGATTGTTACTTTATCTGAGTCATAACTGTCTACTACACAAGGAAGCGCAACCCAAAACCCTGCTTTTAGCGCATTCAACATATCCTTAAATGTTCGGGTCGGGTCATTGACCAATTGATTGGTATCAAACGGCATTTTGCACCCCCTGAATTGCTACGCCTGAAATAGCTTGAACAGCATTTACACCAGTGCCAACAATACTTGTATTCCAAACATCTCCACGTGTATCACCATCATGTGTAACTGCAACAACATTGTAATATCCATCCGCCCCAAATGCTTGTTTAAATGGCTGATCAATCCCTTGTTGACTGTACGTAGTATCGTAGTTTTCAGTCTGAACGAGTGTTGAATCAATCTGCACCTGTGACCCGATCTTAATTTTCGGATTCATAAGGCATTCAGCACGTAACCCACTCATTGTAAGCTGTGGCATTCCAATCAAACCCGTAGAAGGCTTTAGGACATATGCTTTTACATCAGCTGGTCTATTTCTTTCTACGATAGTAATTTCATTACCGTCATATCCGAAATCTTGATTATTATTTTCTGCATATTGCTGTAAATATTCAGAAGCCAAGCCAAAATAAGTTTTTCCTCTAGGCGCTTCATTTTGATTTGCTGACGGCGCTAAATAACCTGTCTTTGCACCACTTGCTTTGAAAGATTCAATAATAGCTTGCTTCTCTTGTTCAAGATTCCGCCCTGCTGCCAGCGTACCTTTAACAACCGCAAAGTTATGTTGTGTGTCTGCATTCTGGGCGATAATACAAAGATAAGTATCAGTAGGTGACTCACGACCTCGTCTAAACTGGAATACTTGACCTTGAAATATCAGCCCAATATTGCCATCATAACCTGCATATAATGCGAAGTCTTGCCCAGTTCTAAATTCGCCGTCCTCTCCTTTGAACTTATTCATGGTTTCTACGGATAGGTTATACACATAAACTTCTGCTGTACCGGGCTGACCTACTAGAGCTTGTCCAACACTAAACACAATTCTAAATTGAGATAGATCCAAGGCATCGGTTTTACCCTTTTCAATGCCTACTATTAATTGACAAGCACGTTTCCAATTTTCACTCATGGTTCCACCCAATATAATTTAAGTGTACTGCCTACGCTTTTATAGTCAGGATTTTCCAAGCCATTGGTATAAACCCATAGCTCACCTTTAATTAGATGCTGATATTGCTGGATTAGATTAACCCCTGTCACAACGGCGATGCCATTTGCTAAAGGTGAATCGGCTACATCATAAATATCTAAAAACCAGCCTACTGGATCTCTCCAAATCAGCCTTAATTTATAAGTCTTGCCGTTAAGTGGTGTGTAAAATTCCTGCGATCCAGCCTGTAAAGGTAGTTCAAAAATAGCCATATACCACCTTTTAAGAGAATGCCTTAACAAACGCATTTTTAGTCATGAGCAATCCAGATTCATCTTTCACAGGCTTGGGTTGAACCACTCCTGCATCTGCTGTTGGTGCGGTAGCTGCTGGTTCTTTTTGTTGTTCAATTTTTAAATCGGTCTCTTGTGTAGACGTGATAATGACCTTTTTTAAAGTCATCGTGACCAATAAAGCGTTTTCAGTATCTAAATCTGTTGTAACTTTTAGAGACTTAATTAGCATGTTTGTATAGAGACGCTTGCCTGTCATTATTACTAATCTTACGGCGTTTCGTTGAAGCGCTTGCAATGCTTCGTACACGGCGATCAATGAAGGAGATCCAGCAATAAAGCTATTACCTAAAAGATTATTTAATCTACCTGCACTTTCTGACCAACCTAATTTAATTGTAACTTCTGGTGGTGTCATATAAGCATGATCAGAAATAGGCGACCCTGTTTCGACTGGATGCTCAGTAATATTCAATTCATCACTATGCTGCTCCTCAATCGTAACATCAGCAAATAGCCCCATGATTGTTCGCTTCTTAGCAAATAGAAGAGAGCCTACAGTTTCAATCCCAGTGTTATATTGTGCTGCTTGGCTCAGTGCCGATTGCACTATTGCTGGTAATGCCATACGTTTCTCCAGGCAATAAAAAAACCACTCAATTTGAGTGGTTTTTAAAGATTTGAAAGAGTTATTGATAAGCTTCTAAATCATCAAATATCTGATTAGAACATTCCAATACTAGGGATACATGAGACTGAACAATTTTCTCTTGAAGATGGTAATCAGCCTTCTCGCGAACTGCTTTTGCCCTTTTCATGTTCTGAACAACTCTGTTTAGCAATTCTCTTTTTTCTTTAGCATTAGTGTCTAATTTTCTGATTTGATTATAACAAGCATCAATAAAAGCCTGATGCGATTTGAACTTTCTGTCATCAGCATCAATTGGAAAAAATAAACGGTTATCAATCTCGTATTGTAGTTGATTTAATGCTGCGTAGTATGCTTGATGCACCATACATCTGTGAAGGCATTGACCAGACAAGCCCGTAGCTTTTAGTTGCTGAATGTACTCTAGTCTCTCACGAGGTTTAAAATCCAACATTTATGCAGCCACCACATCCTGAGTCTCAGGATCATCACAAAGCAAAATCACATTTAATTTTGTTGAAGCTTCAAACAAATCAGGTGATGCTGTCAAATTATCAAATTCTTTTAAGATTTGTGTAGTTTTTTCAATGTCTTCATAGGTATGAAATACAAGTTGATAATCATCATCAGTTAAGTTGTGTTCAATTAACGCAACTGTAAATTCATACTTTTTAATGATATCAAAGAAAACGCACATCACCTTATGCGCTTGATTAATATCTATCCCTAATTTTTTTGCCCCTTCTAATCGCGTATCAATTGATTCTATAAACTTTGGTAACACCATCAAACTTTTAATATCTTCAAAATTTAAAGAAGCAATAGCAATCCTTAACATATGATCATGTGAGGCTTGATCTAAGCATTTAGAAAATGCTTCTATAGCTTCGTTATAGTAACCATACATCATGTATTTAGTGCCTTGATTGTATTTTGCTACAAGATCAGTAGCACCAAGACGAGTGGCATTAGTAAAGGCTTCAACCATTTTTCTAGGTTGTTTTGCAATGGAATATACTAGCCCCTTGCAGACCCAAAGTTGAGCAATATCTACCCCACTTTTCATAGATACATCTATTTCCTTTAAGAATCTATGAGTTTGGAATGGGCTTAGAAAAGTGCTACTTTCATTAATACTAACAAGCTGATTGAGAATATCTTCTGCTTTAGTTTTTGGAATAGGTGCAACCATTTTGCATCTCAAATCAAGTAAATACACGGCATAAGTCAATATCATACCACTTTTATGCTTTTACGCATAAATTTGTGTATATTTTATGCGTAAATACTTATGGAAATTCAATAATGAAAAAACTACTCCTACTTTTATGCTGCACATTCAGTGTTGGGGCCTATGCCGCTGTTGATTGTGATCGGTTGTCAAAAATAGCAGATGATAATGGGGCTTCTTATGGAACCAAGTACAGCTACAACGTAATTGGGAAAAAAGGATTTCGAACCTATTTTCACTCTGCTCCATCAAATCAATGCAAATTGAAAGACATATTTATCATTCCTAATGATTCTGTTATTGCCTATCAAGAATTCAAAAACGAAAATCAGACATGGCTTTATGTGATGTTTGTCGATAAAAACGGTAACGATACTTCTGGATGGGTTAAAGCGAGAGACTTTAAAGTTTCTGGTCGCTTTAGCCCTGCCCAGTAAATTGATTTTTATTTTAAAACTTTAAATTTTATAGTATCTATTTTTGCAGGCTTAAAGTTGATACTACGCTCATTAAATGAGAATTCCTTTTCATTATTTTGATTCGTATACCTAAAAGAACCGATACCGTCTGATCGTGCTGGCTCCCAACAAGCTGGAACCATTTCATTTTTTACAAGTAGAAATGCTGGAACTTCTGTTCCTTGAACATCGCACTCATTTTTCTGTTTAATCGCATCATCATAACTTTTGAAAATAACCAAAGTCCTTTTTATATTTTCATCATCAACTACAGATCCAATTTTTGCGGGAACTATTCCCGCATAGATGCTTGCAGAAGAAAACAAACAACCTAACATTGCGAAAGTCTTTAATAATCTCATTAATCAAATACCCCTTTAGAGTTTATACTCATTTGAAGATTAATTAACAATTGTATAAATGGTGTCTTCATTTGGTTGATTGCCCCAACCAGCCCAAATTTCAGTTAGCACAACCTTGTTGCCTTTTATAGATTTAACTTTTGATATAAAAACACGTGGTGGGCTAATATCATTTGGTTTTTCGCTTTGAACCAACATGAACGTATCTTCACTAATCCACTTAACTCTTGCAGGAAGATCAATTGAGCATTTCGATAATGGTTGCTCCCCCATTAATCCAGAGTTTTTAGTTAACGATATTCCTGCGCACGTAGCACCTTCAGTGCGCAATACTTTTCCAGTTAATGCACTTTTATAATCAGCAGCACTAACTGAGAAACTTAAAAATAAACCCATGCCAACTAAAACCAACTTCTTCATATCAAAACACCTTTTGAGTTTCTAGTCATTTGCAGATTAACTGCGTCTTGTTCTTTTCTAACGGCTTTTGCGGTCATCATAGCATCCCCACCCACTACATGAATATCTGTCTTTTGGGTAATGGTAACGCTTTTACTTGATGTTTGAGCATTAGAATTATGAGGAACAATATAAGTTGGGTTGGTGGGAACCTTTGCATTCTTCTCCATTTTATCTAAATTCTCTTGGTTTGGTTTTGTGGGATTGCTGTCAGGTAATCTTCGTTCGAAATAATCTCTTTGATGCGCTTTAAATTTTGTGTTTTGAACCATCTCGCCTTTTGCTACATACCCATCACCGTTTGAATCCCACACCTTATTTAGATTATAAGCTTCGGAGCCCTTTTTATAACCATAACCTGTCACCGCAGTATATGTGTCAGCAACATTTCGAAGTTTCTTACCATCAAACCCACGCTCCTTAAAATATTGTTCTACATATTTCATTTGTTCAGAAAAAGACAAAGATGCAAAACTACTTCTTGACATACCATAGTATTTACCTTTTGTTCCGCCCGAGCCTTTCATAAATTGAATCAAACCTGTTGCAGATGACTTTTTGTTTTTAATACTTGGACTGAAAGTTCCAGAGGTTTCAAAGGAAATTACAGCAGCAAGATCATTAGGATTCACCCCAATTCGCTTAGCTACATCAGCAATAACTTTTGCCTTATCTGGAGTGAAATTTTTATTGCTGATTTTATTAGACCAAGCTGTATTCACCCCAGTCTTTTCATTAGCATCTTGAATGATATTATTGGCAGTATCGGAAACAGCTTTAGCAGCAGCAGTGGTTGCACTTTGAATAGCAGCTTTGGCTTGTTGTTTGGCTTGTTCTGGATCTTTAATCGCATTTGCAACGCGCTCTACGATGTTTCGCGAAGTCCATTCAACGACTTTGTCATAAGAACCTTTACCAAACTCAATCCAGCTTTGAGCCAAATTTCGTAACTGTTCAGATAGGGTTTTTATTGACTCTATCGCACTATCTAAACCATTGGACCATTTACTCCAATCGATTAGAGATTCACCGCCATTCTTCCATGTTTGATAGTCATCCCAAAGCAATGCAATTGCAGCTGCTAACGCAAGAACAATACCGATTGGGGATGCTAAGAACACCAGTCGAAGTGCCTTGAAGATGTTTAGCAAACCTGAAAGCATTGGCAATAATTTTGCAAACTTGGCAACGGCGCTAAAAAGTCCTCCAAAAACCAAGGTCAACATGGCAATTTTAAGCCCTGTTGCTAAAAAGGATTTTATTTGCGGGTCAAGCTTTCCGAACCAATGAATTACAAACTGAATAAGTTGATTTAATAATCTTAAAACAGGGATTAAAGCTTTACCTGCGGTCATCAAAATGACTTCTAACAATGCTTTTAACTGCATCATCATATCTCGCCATTGATAAGCAAATTCTTGTCCTGATTTAGCTAAATCATCATTCAAGCCCATATCTTTGCGTAACTTTTGGTATTTCTCCATTTCTGAAGTAAATTTACCATCACGCATCGCTTGCAATGTGGTCTCATCAATACCCAAAGCACCTGCATAAGAGTTAGCTTTGTAATACTCCATGCCTTGTAATGTTTTGGATAAATCTTTCATGACATCAACACGATCACGCATTTGACCGTTTTGGTCTCTGGTATTTACACCCAGACCTTTAAGCATTCCCTCGTAACCTGGCGATTCACGAAGTTTACGCGCCACACTCTCAAGTGATGAAACAGCACCCTCAGCACTACCACCCATTTGTGAAATGGCATCGCCATAAGCACGGATATTCTCAGCAGATGCACCAATACGTTTGGATGAGTAATACAGCTTTTCAAGTTCGTTTGCAGTTTTAGCAACGGCGATAACTGCCGTACTTGCCAATGCGATCAATGCACGGCTTAATAACTTTGCTGATTTCTCATTACTATCAAGCGCATCTTTAGATTTTTTTGCTCCTGAGTCATCCGTCTTGAATGTCAGCGCAACCAAGAAATCACGTATTACTGTACTACTCATGTTTAAATCCTACAGGCAATAAAAAGCTGCATCAAAATGCAGCTTTATTTGTTCTCACTTGCCAGACGCTCGTTATCAGCTAGGACATTTAAAGCATCATTCATTAATGCAATGTCCGCCAAATCAAGGGTACCGTCTTTTAATGATTCAAAACGGCACATCCCCTTAATTACTGGTCTAAGAAGCCAATCCTCTTGATCGGGCAAGCTACGCCAATTTATTGAGCTTCCGTCACTTTGGTCTGGCTCGTATGCAGACCTGCTATAAAATTTCCCAAACTACTCCGTAAAACAGCGATTACAAGAGGGATAATTTCAGACATTTCCATATCATCAAATGCAGGTGCTTTACCACGCCAAACCGCAGCAAAACCATCATTAGTTTTACGGCGAATAACTGACATACATTTACTTAATACATATTCAGTATGCTCATCCGTCATTTCTGCCAAGGCTTCAGCAAAAGGTTGGAATGAAGGCGCAAGATTTTTAAGGGTATCAATATCTAATGACTCACCCTCTTTTAAATCAGTTAAACCAGAATCAACCAATTGAACCAGTAACGGTGCAATCGTTGGAATGATTGGAGCAATTCGGCGAGATACGTGTAATTGATCAAGGGCATTCAGTTTGCCAATTTGATATTTGTAATCGCCAATTTCAAGTAGGTCATTATTCACTGTATGCACCCTGTTTAATTTCCAATTTGATTGCATCAAATACCCATTCCACAATATCGCCGTCTTTAGCATATTTAAGGTCTGGGCGTTTTTTGAAAGCACATTTAGAAGCCGTGCCGTTGTCTCCACTACCAACATGATTAAAGGTAATGGTATTTTTCCCCCATTTTTTTGTATTGCCTTTTTGTAGATCATATAGATCTGAAAGCTTGGCATTTGCAGGGGATGTTTTGAGCAAGCGGATTGTAACTTGTCCAGAATTGTCACAGTGGAGAGAGTGCATACCCTCGCCATCTGCTCCAATAGTCATGGTGTTTTTGTCGTTGGCCATTGCAAAGCCAATCCCTTCCTCGGCAATACCTGCACCATAACCTAAATCAATCGTTGCATCAGCATTGGTCAATGTGGCTGTCACATCTAAAAAACTATATGTAGACATTAACTATTCTCCTTATCGATTCACATTAACGAGAACATCAACAGAGTGAATTGCCCCCGCAAGTTTTACTGCAACCTGAATAGGAGTTGCCTTACGTGCTTCTCGATCTGCTTGTGATTGTCCATCAATCGGGTTTGAGTAGACGTAATAACCTTTGGTTAAGGTATCGCCTGTTTTTAATGTGCCAAAGGTATCCCCATTCCATACACCAGGCGCGACCAACCCATTAGTAACGGCTTGCTCTAAAGCATGTTCTAAAACCGCACAGTGGCGGTTCATACCTGCTTCTGTTTGTGGGATCTTTGTTGGGCTGGTGTAATGAGCATTCCAAAGTGCGGTTTGCAAATAATTTTGCAACCAATCTAAGCCGTGACGCTCATCAATGAATGTGCCGCTACACATCACACCTTCTTGAATAATCGCCGTATCATTGTTGTATTCAGCAAAGACATTGCAATTTTTGTTCTTTAAGGTTAGTGCTTCACTGGTGCGAAGATATTCGGCTGCGATCGTAGGCTCTTGCTTAAACTTAAGCGTAATTGTGGTGTTATTACCCAAGAAATTTACAGCAAAAGTACGTGCCAAAAGTGAAACTACTGCATAAGGTGATTCACTAGAGTATTGAACTAAAGTACGTTCAAATTTCTGTTTTTTCAGCTTATATGCAATATCTGTGGGCTCTGCATCACTAGTTGCTGGTGTTTTAACATCTTCATCTTGAGTGGTAAAACCTGCAATGCGATACGGCGAAGATGCTTCGATAAACTCTGCAACCGAAATAATATCGTTGTCAGTTGCAATTGGGGCAGCTACTGCTAACCCATACCATGCATTCGATGCATCTGCACACGCTTGTACCGCTTCCAATAAGGTCTCTGGTGGGCTTGCTTCATCACCCGCTTGTACCCAACGACCGATATAAACAGTTGTAGGTCGCGGATTCTGAGCAAAGAATTTAATTGCTGCCGAATATTCAGGATCGGTAATACCAAAATCGTCTGCTACTTCGGTAATACTTGAATAAGGGCGAACACGTTCACCCGCACCAATAACAGGTGTTGAACCAAGTATTAATAATGAGCCAAAGCTACGTGTTTGGGCTGCAAGGGGTGTTAAAGAGATTTGTACATTAACAACCAAATCCACAGGTAAAGCTGCGGTCATACGATCTCCTAGCCCATATCAATATTGGGCGGTGTAAGTAGGTCTAAAATTGGATAATGGGTTAATTTTTTACGGCGCAAAGTGAACTGAAAATCGTATCGGCGTAACCATTGTTGATTGATTAGTTCTGGTACATTGCGAATAGGTTGAGAACGAACAAACGTGATTCCAAAAGGCTTGAGTTGATTGTTGTTTTGAGGAATAGCTAAACCCGATTTAAATGTTTTGGCTTTTGCTTCGGCATTGGGCCCATAAAACGAAACCAAAACATCAAATGTTTCGTGGTTAATCGAATTGCCATCATCATCAAAATATGGTGAATCTGGATCTTCACTACTCACAACACCAATTGAAGCCCATGTAATCGTTGGCTCTGGTAATTTTGGCGTTTCTGGTTGCCATCGAGGGCGGACTAAATTCGGATTTAAACCTGTTAAATTTACAACATGGTTTTGCAATATATCCTCTAACCCATCATCACTAGGCAATGCTTCGCCATCGGGTGATAGATAACCACCCGTTGCACTGGTATTAGACATTTAAGAACCTGCGAATGTCTTAAGAACACAAACCGCTTGGATAAAACCCTTTCCAAAATGTGAATAATCATCAACACTATTCACAAAATAATGTTTCCCGTGCCAACAAATTTCGTCTGAATCACGCCCATCTTTACCTGCAACAAGATTAAAACGTGTGACTATGTTGATTGCACCAGACACCAAAGAACCATCTGGACGGCGATTTATATTTGTCCCATCATTTGAAGTAACAACACCAGAAAATTTGGTTTTACATTCTTTGTTTTCAGCTCGACCTTTTTCATTAACTATTTGGGTTTTGCGAATACAAATAATGTTTTTATCCATAAATCTTGGATCTTTTAAAACGTTGGTAACATTCAGTCTAGCCATCCTCACCCCGTTTTCTAATGACGTACGTAATGCTTTTACGCATTTCGCCCGTGTCTATTAAAGGTCGAACTAAACCCGCTTCAGGTGTGCCAGAATCCAATTGCTTTAGATATTCTTTAGCACCTTTTCTACCACGGCGTGCTCTAGCTTTGATTGTTTCTATGGATAAAGGAGCTAGACTAGCTTCGACAAAATAAAGCCTTACTGCATTTTGAGCGATCATTCCAGCAGCATTGTAGTGTTTCATAACGCCGTCTGGATTTCCGTCTAATGCAGCATCAACTGCCTTGCAAAGCCGATCTGCTATTTTCTCTTGTACGGAAGCAATACCAGGAATCAAGGTTGGTCTTGCTGGGATGTTTTTAGCAGGCGACCCATGTTCGTGCAAATAGTAAAGCTGAGCATTGGTCATACCGTCTGCATCCGTTCGATTCTCACCGTGTGGGATACCAACCAAAACCTCATTACTCATCAAGTCCGTAATTGCTTCAAAAATACCTGTCAATCCTTCACCTGATATAGTGACACTCATAATTGAACGCCCCCCATACCAACCATACGGATTAATTGATAAAACTGAATGCCGTAGGTTGTCATATTCCAATGGCCAGCATCATCCAAGGTTATTTTTGATACATCAAGAGAGACTGAAACCTTATCAATAGTTTTTGACGTTTCAACCCCTTGTACTTGCCCAGCATTTGCAGAATCACCATTACTGGTGGCTTCTGCTTCTCTGGCATATAAAACAAGATAATGAGCAACAAAAAACATTTGGCCTTCATCATACAAATCAGCCCAACGGCTTTCGTTCATCATTTTTTTCGAAAAGTTCAGCCAAAAATTAAACTGCGCCGTTGGATAGACATCTTTATCTGCAAATACAGGAAAAGCTTGTCTAAAATCTGATTCGTTGATCATTGTTATTTCGCCTTTTCTTGTTCTTTGGGTTGCTCAGGCTTGGTAGCTGCATCTAGCTTAGCTTGGAGATCCGCAATCAAATTGTCTTTTTCTGCAAGTTTTACACCTGCTTCAACAAGTTGATCTTTTGAATCCTTAAGCTCGCTTTGCAATTTCTTCAAGGCTTTTTTGGCTTCATCCACTTCAAGTGCTTCGTCAGAGATTGGCTGAGAATGGGCTTTTACGTACCAATGCTCAGCAACAACCTTATCAACCTCTTGCAAGCCTGCATCCAAAGACACTGACGTATCTTTGTCTAAGTAAACTGTTAAAGGTTTTTCTAGCAAAATCTTTATTTTAGCCATGATTACACCCCATCAGCGTAGTAAGCAGTTTCAGGATATACCCATTCAACAACACCAAGACGACCAAAATAAGTCGTCAATTGACGCAAATCACGGTATTCAAGCGGAGTACGTTGTAAAGGAACTAATGGGAAACGAACACGATTTTCATCTTGCGTGTAAGTTACAATTCGATCTGTACCCGCCGCACCACGCCCTGTTAACCATTTCAGCGGTTGAATATCTAATTCACGCCCATTAACAGAGTTAGATAAACTATTCTTTTTCAAGAACTCAAGAATAGAAATATTCCCCGCATTTGACACGATACGGCTAGTCAACAAGCTAAATTGCACTGGTGGCAACAGCAACTTATCTGGACATACGGCGAAACCTGATGCAACCCAAGCTTGGTTAAGGATTAAATTCACATCATCAAGGATTTCTTGAGGTGTTTTATTTTTCCAAAGTGCTGAACCGCCTGCACCATTTGGCACGTTAGTAGAACCTACCAGTGTAGAGTTCACGAGACCTTTAACGCCTAAGATGCCATCACCGATATAGACTTGCTCATCTACATCCATGTTGTACTTAAGCATCATGCCGTTGTACTTTTGCACATCAACAGGGCGACCAACTTGTTTTGCAGACTCAAGCTCTGGAAGTGTCCAGCCTAATTGCATACCCCATAAACTTAATGGGTTGGCTGTTTTGCCGATGTCTAAAGCAATACCTTGAATTGCATCGGTATCTTTACCAATCCAAGATTTACCGTTAGGTGATGCACCACCTGCAGCAGCAAAAGTGCTGTTAGTGAAAGATGATGTTTCATCTGCAATAGATACATCAGAGCGCAAATCAATATCGCGTGACCACGTTACACTTGCCAATGGCTCATGCATACGTTGATCTAAGCGTTCAAGTTCACCAACAAGGAATGCACCTGCACTATCAATTGTTCGTGCATCAAAGGTCATCATTTGGTCGCGCGTTTGTGCACGGATGGTACCTGACGAACCCATTGCGACAGCAGCAGCCATAGATCGAGCTAAGAGTAATTTACTCATCTTATTTTTTCTCCATGCACAAAAAAACCACCGTGTAGGTGGCTGTGCGAGCAATATTTAATTTAGATGTTGTATGAGATTTCTACATTACCAGCCGCATCAGCATCATGCATAAAGATGGCGTTAGTAAGTGCAATCGTGTTTGTACTATCAGCCACAGCTTCAATCCCGCCGATAGGTTTACCTGCCGCTGCATTCGCTACACGAACATAAACAGTACCGCCTTTTTTCGCCGTCCCTGCATTACAAGAGACAGTCATATAACCACGGCGTAAAACGTCTTGAATGCCTGATGTTGGTGGTGTTGCTGGCCCTTGTGCATTAGTAGTGCTCTGCACAGGATATGCTCGAACTAACAAGCCGTAGACAGCAGTATCAGATGAGCCTAAAGGAGCAAAATTACCATTTGTATCTAGCTTTCCAAACAAACCATAAGCAGCAAAACTACCTGTGATTGGATGAGCTTCGATTGTTGATTGACTTTTACGAGACACATCGCCCGGAATGCCGCTTGGCATACGATATAAAAATGCATTACCCATTTCATTTATCCTTATTTGTTTCGATTAGCCCAAAACTCACGGTTACGAGCGTTAATATCTGCAACAGTACTCGGAGCGCGTCCAAAGTCTTTAGTAGAAATACCTGAACGAGCACCTAGAGAATTATTTTTTTGTTTAACCAATTCGGATGCGCCAATAAAAGCCGTATCCAAAGTAGCCGCCGTCATAGAGTCAAAATTAGTATTAGCCCCGATAAAAGGACTAATAGCTGCTTGACCATCTTTGGTTGTGTAGGCTTGCTTTAGTGCTTGACGCTTAATACTTAATACTTTTTTACCTACATCTTTCGCTGCGCTGTCCAGAGTGGGAATAACAATACCAGGCACTAAGATTTCAGCACGTGCACGAACTTCCGCTAACGAATCGCCTGTATGGTTCTGAACACCTTCTTCTGATAGTTTCTTGGCTTCTTCAGCTTTCAAAACATCGTCTTTGGTTTTTTCATCATCAGGCTCTTCATCGTCAGTTTCATTTTTTTCAGGATCTTCACCATCTTTGGTTTTTTTCTTTTCCAAAGCTGTTAAGCGACTATCCATCGTTTTCATAAACTTACGCATATCGGCTTGAAATTTTGCATCACCTGTTTTGGTCTTTTCCTCTTCAGGTTCTTCATCTTCGGTTTCTGGGTCTTCTTCCTCCGTATCTGAAGTTTTCTTAGCTTCTTCTACTGCTTGGTCCACGGTGCGCTTAAGACCAAGCAGACTTTGATACCAAGGCTCTTTTTGTTTAGTCTTGCTAGACATAAAACTATCTCCAATAGAGCAGCGAGAACCGCAACGCCCTTTATCTACTAATGCAATATGGTTAATGACAATATTGCTCTGTAACCCTTTGCCTTTGCTGACTTCTGTATAATCAGCATCATAACCAAGAGAAATTTCAACTTTTCCATCTATCACAGCTTGGATCGTGTCTTTATCTGTAATAAGTAGATCTGCAAGTAAATAATCAGAATCTATTCCATCACCACGGCGAACATTCTGCCCCATACCTTTTGAAAGCTCTTTCCAATTTTCAGGATTCACCCAATCATCAGGATGATCATCAGTGATAGGTTTGCTTTCAGCACTTGCTATAGTTTTCGGATCAAATAGAACATCCTCTCCTCGTTGAATCAGAATTAAGCCCGTATCATCCGCTGTTACTGGAACTTCACCCTTCCCGTACATAAGCGTACCAATGCGTGCGATAGGTACATCACGGCATAGCAAATAACCTTCTGGTGTTGTTTCGCGTGTTCGCCCTAATTGCCCAGTTGTATAGATGTTTGACCGATCTATCGTTTTTTGCTCTTTAGCTTTTTTCTTGAACATAAACCACCTTTAAATTTGGCAATAAAAAACCACCTAAAAAGGTGGTTGGATTTGATTTATTTAGATATTTACGGTGGTTCCCTCAGAGCCAATATTCCCATCACGGCAACGAATATAACCACTAAAAGCTACTGGCAATTCCAAGATGAAACTAAAATTTGATGCTCCCTCTAGCACTTTAGAGTATGCAATTGGTTCGTCATCATTATCATCAGGAATTAAAGTAACGACTGAAAATGGCTTGGCTGTTCCTAAAATTGTTACTATATTGTTGGGTGCCCTAGTTACACTATCAATAGTTGGACTAGGCACAATTGATTGATTTAATGAAGATTTAAAATGCACATCCCCAGTTACGTTATCAAAACCATTTACTGAACTAATTGTGTAAAAACCTTCTATATAACCTAAATGTACCGCTTCTAAAGGTTCAGGAGTAAATATAATCACTTTGATTGAACCTATATCTGATCCTGAAACACTAAAGTTCACGTCAGGTCCATCCAAATCAATGCTTATACCTTCAAAATATCGCTTAGGCATAACCCCACAGTCCCCCACACCTGCAATAGTATCATTACCATTTCCAAGTCGAACGCCGTTGGTTATTGGTTGAGCGCAACTGTATTGGGGAACCACTACGCCATTAACTTCATCAAGATACTTCCAAATTCCAAATTGAACTGTATCGCTAAAATTAATATCTTTCATTTATTCCTCTGGGATAACTGGCTCTGGATAACAACGACAGTTATAAATACAACCTGCATGGGCACGTGTTCCGCGCTTTCTGTCAACAATAGGGGGAGAATCCCACGGGATGAATTGACCGTTTAACAAGTGATGATCATGGCGTACATCTCCATCTCCTGAATCGCGCCATATATAACCATTGCTACCAATAGATTTAGCACGTACCTCTGTGAACATGGAGCTGGCTCTTGACACTTCTGTTCTAGCAATATTGTTTGCTCTAGACTTGGTTACATGACCAGTAGCCATAATTAATCCAGAGATTTCACTAGAACGACCGCCTTCAATCAAAGCTCTTGTAGCCAGATCTTGAACTCGATTTGCAGCAACAAGGGGTAAAGACTTAATCAAAGTTACCTGTTCTGCTAACAACTTCTGATATGTAGCGCCTAGATCAGTATTTCGTATCTGATCTCGCAGACCCTTCGACATATCTTTTGTGTATATCATCCAAGTCTTTTCATCACGTAGAGCAACATCCGTTAATACTCGACCCGCTGCATGATGTGCCCATACATCTAAGGTCTCAGCATAACGGCGTAATGCTGTAATGATTGATGGATACGTATTCTGATCATCAACATCAAACCCCTTCACGATTGAATCGATATAAGAAGCAATTTGTCTCAACTGCCGACCATATTTAAGTTCCACTTTTCGTGCTCTATTCGGAGTATGGAGATTCACCTTCATTATCAGCACCTATATTCGGCTTCGGCGGTTCATCATTGGCCTGTTCAATATCATCGTCAGTAATGCTTGACCAGATTCCAGTTACTTCACTTGATTGGCGTAACTCTTTAAGCGCAATTTGCTCAGAAACGATACCTTGCTCTACGGCATTAATTACTGCTGTTGTTACGGTATTGGCTACCTCAGCCCTTTCTTTATCGGACATTTGCCATAATGATGCGAAATCAAATTTGAATGATTTTGGCAGGTCGTGGCCTAATTCAGATAAAGACACCACTCTAATTAAAATGTGCAATAGTGATCTTAAACGGCGTTCTTGCTGCTGATTAATATTGTCATAGTAATTACTTAAGTCGCTTTCACCTGTTGAGTTTAATCCCGCAGGAGATTGTCCAAACAAGCGCACTAATGGGATTTGTACTGCCCCTGATATTTGTTGACCAAATTGCAATAAAATATTGTCTAGTCCAGTAAAGCTATATTGATGCGTTTCAAATGAATCGCTTGCATCCATAAGGGTCATACCCTCATTTGATTGGAATTGGCGAATCTGGTTAATTTGCTTCAATAATGCTTCGTATACCGCACCACCTTTGGCAATGATCTCTCTTAGCTTATCAACCTTGTATGTGCGTAAGTGCGCCTTATAAACTAATTGTCCTGCGCCAAGTGTCGCACTATCAAAAATAGTTAATCGATCAATTAGCCGCTCAATTACTGATTGCCCCCAAAGGTTTTCCGCAATCGATTGCCAATATGGTAAATCAACCCCATCTATACGAAGAACTCGACTGTGGTGTATGCGCTGATTGCAGAATCCAACGGCATCAGTAATTACATCGTAATATTTAGGTTTTCCATAATCTGGACCGTATTCAGTCACTAAATCTTGCAATGAGGGTAAAACCATCCAGCGATCTAAAACCATTAGACCTTTAAATTGCCCTTTGCTGATACTGTTTAGATTTAATGAGGTTTCAGGTCGTTGGCCATCTATCAACATAACGGCTAAACATCCGCCGTATAATCGCCCCCATTTGATCGTATTACATAACTTATCCCAGATTTCTAATCTGTCTAAGCATTGGTTAATTGCTTCGATGTCTTCTGGATTTTCAAAACCACGTAATGTAATTCCCTCTCGGGTCATGTCTTCCGCAACAACATCAACAACTTGACCAACCACCCAACTAGAGCGATACATTGCTTCAAGCTGTAAACGGTCACGACTTACAAAGTCAAAATTATATTGTGATTGATCATGTTGGTTTCCTGAACCCAAGCCAACTCGAGCCGCAAAGTTCTGAAAACTATCGACAGTAAATTTAACTATATTCATTTCGTTCTCGTATTAAAGCTTGCTCCAAATATCGAGAGCAGAAACTAGAGGGCAATAACAGATCATTACGGCGTCTGCTCGGTTAGGAGAAATTGCGCCGTCTGGTTGTTTGTTGACTAGGATTTTTCCAACACCATTTTTTGAATATGTTGGCTGCGATAATTCCATGACAAGCTGTGTCATTTCATTTTGGTTGATGTCTTTACTAGATAGCGATATAAGCATGTCTGGATCATATTCATGTCCATTTAATGCCCTATACGTGTTTTGAAAACGTAAGCGTAAAAACCACCAAGACTGGGCTTTGAGATTTGCAAAAAAGTCTTTATTCGTGCGCTTTTCTACGATCTCGCCGTCTGGATCATTTACCGAACCAGAACCTCTGAATGGCTCAACATTAATCTCATCCCAACCTTTTTCTCTCTGGTTTTCATTAATTACTCGCGCATCCCCACGTACACCAGCACCAAGGCCATCTGCATCGTAATAAAGGGTTTGATATTTATCCTCTATGCAGAAATCCATAGCTTTCTGAGTTGTATAGAAAATATCATCACCTCGACCAGACCAGGTGTTAAGCGCTTTAAGTACAATTCCATGTCGTCCTGCTAACGAGTTTTTATCTTTACCCTCATCAGCTACGTCTAGTCCTGCGATTCGATCACCAGTAGGCTCAATATTGAGTTTGAGATGAGCGTCAATTGCCGCTTGCACCCACACACTAGGTATTAATACCCCTTCGACAGACGCTGCATAATCAATATCTACTTCTTGAGCTAAAATTACAGGATCTAAAGTGGTTATTTGTTTTTCATACCACGGGTGGATCGTTTTCCCTCGTATTTCCGCCGTCCAGTTTTTATCTGGATTTAAGCGCCAAGGCATAGTAAATACTGAATAGCGACCACTAAACCTGTCTTGATGGAAACGATTTCCTACACCGTTTGGCGTTGAACCTTTGATCACTACATTCGTATTCTGAGAAATTGCAGCGTCAGCAGCTTCAGGATTTTGCACGAACCCCCACTCATCAAGAAGGTACATTGAAGTACGACCACCACGTCCAATGTTGTCGCCTGCTTCTCCAGTAAGTGTTGCTCCATTTAAGGGATTAACTATCCGTAGATAATTATCATGCTCACGGCGGTTAAATCCGCTTGGCTTCATCCAGTCTGGAAGCTTCTCCAACATATCCCTAAATTTATGAAATAGGGTTTTAGGATCGCTTTTCTTATCAACTAAATCCTCTTTACGACTACCAACACCTGCGGCAAAACCGTCAATGAATAACCAGTGGTGTAGAAAGTATCCTAAGATAACGTATGACATACCCTCATCACGTGACTTTTCTATCACGCCGCCTGTTTGAGTGCTTTCGCGTTCTTCAAGCCACGTAATAAGTTCAACCTGCTTAGGGCGTAACACAAAAGGTAAATTAGCTGGTAGTCCAAATGCCATACCGCGTGGGTCGTAAGTCCACACCCAATGATTAAACCAATGAACGGGGTCTTTTTTGCACTTTTCCAATTCAGCTTGGATATTTGATTCTGATTGTTCAATAACAGCTTTATAGTAGTATCGCCGTGTCATTTCTTTGACAATTTCAGGAAGTCTAATATTAGTTGTCCACTTTTTAATTAGTGGAGTAATTTCATCCAGTGCATAATTCATGGTTTACCATTAATTGCTAACCGTGATAGTTCTTCAGGTGTCAGTTTTGAAAGATCGTCAAGTGATAGGGGGGTATTGGTATGGTGTTGTTGAATAGGGCCTCCGTTTGCGCCCGTTATTTCAACTTTATCTTTAAACATTCCTAGATGGCGCCCCATGTCTACTAATGCTGATCTTTTATCACTAAGTTTGAACTTAGTGCGCTTTACGTTACGAGCATCTTCGCCGCGCCCTTCTGTATATTCCTCAACTGTGATTTCGCTGATTGCTGCTGCTTGATCACGTGTAAGTGCTGAAAAATCTGTTACTGGATCGCCACCATTGGTGATAGTGATGTAATCGAGCATATTGCTAAATCCGATTTTTTCTAGCTCTTTCATCACTCTGTCTTGTGTGATCTTTGTGCGTTCTGCAATTTCCGCTTCGCCTAATTTAATCGCTTCTTGAATATTAGGTTTTGTAAGGTTTTCTGCACCAATTACTGTTGCTGTTTTTTGTGAATACCCCGCACGAATTGCAGCTTGCGTTGCGTTACGATCAACCAGATATTCATCAACAAATCTTTGTTGCTTTCCGCGTAAAGCCATCTGGTAACCTCCGCAAATATTGTGGGAAAAGAAAAAAAAAACGCACTAAATTTAGTGCAGTCCGTGCATAACAACAGGCAACAAAAAAGCCCGCTTAATGCGAGCTTTTAATACACAATAAAAATTATAGGGCAGCGATTACCATTTCAAGAGAATTTTTATCAGCCTCATTTACAGGACCTATAAATTCAACACCAAATTCTTTAGTTTTATAATAAACCGAAACTACATAACTATCTTTTTCAGCATGCTTTTTAATTTCTAACTTTCGAACGCTATCTAGATCTAAGTAAATTCCGTCAATAATTCTAGTTAACATGCCTGTAATCGCAAAACGTCCATCATTACACAAAATTAGCACTTCTCACCCGAGCAAGTCAAGTTTTAACCTTTTGTCATGTCCGCAAAGGTAATAACGACCGCAAAAAACCATTTCTCTGATTTTAGTTTGACCGAAGATAAAGCGTTCAGTCATGCTTTCATCTGAGAGCCCTTCAATCATTTTAATTAGATAGAGTTGAATGCAAACCTGTGCTGATTTACAAATCTGTTCACAACTCAAAGCATCTCTAATCAAGCTGTCAACTTGGTCATACTCAAATTCATTGATTTGCAAATATACAAACTTACCGTGACTTGATCGTCCTGAATTATCATTTTCGCGGACCAACCAATAGATTGTATTAATTTCTAAATGGTTTGGCTCGTGCCCTCCTCTCATACGATTAATTGATAAGAACGCAGCATACTGCTTTAACCATTCATCAATCGTAAATCTTGACCAGTTGATAGTTCGTATTTGTGTTACTGCGTTCATATCATTGTCCTCACTATGTTTTAACTTCTGCTAAATCAATGATCTTCAAATCGTTTTTTAAGCATCTTAGTTTCATAAGATATGCTTTTTTCCAATAAAAATTCTTGGGCGTAGGTCATTGGCGCGAGTTTGTTAATCAGTTCAATTACACTTGGTAGTTCATACGCTACGAAATAGTCGACATCAGAAGCATTGTGTAGAGCAATGATGAATTCAGGTAAGTTTGAATTGCCTTTCTGACGATAAGTTTCAATTGCTACCCCGCCGCTAATCATATGGGCACAATAAAAAGGCGATCCGCTGTCATATCCGATTGATTTCAAGTAGTCATCAAGATCATCTTTTTCTGTAAAGAAATCCTCAACCTCATACCAACCTTTGATATGGCTAAATGCCCATAATTTTTTGCTCATTAGATTTATCTCCTGTTTTTAAGTGGTTTTATAACGATTTTCTATTCAAGGGACGCTTAAACGTCTCCTCAAAATGTATCAGTAAAAACACATACTTGTACAAAAATACAAAAGCGAATATTAGCCACCGTCTCATCCACCAAACCGTTGAAAATTTTTCGTTTTTGTCTTTGACAGTGACTTAAGTGACTTACTTTATGCTTTTTCAATAAAGTCCTATATATATAAATAGGAAGTTATTAGAAAAATGCTTTTTAAGTCACTTAAGTCACTGCCCTTGTAGTTACAAACACGTAAAAAACTGCATATATGCAAAAAATTACGTATTCCAATCATGTCATTAATTTTTATCCGCAGCTAAATCCGCAAACTCTGCGGATACACGCACACGGATTCCTAGATAAGCCCACTTACCGTTAGATTTATGTGTTTTAAATTTCCCACTTAAACGACGACCAAGACTTCTAGCATTTGGTATGTATCTGAGTTCCCCCCTTGCCTCCGCGTACTGCTTCCAACTTACCCACAAATTCAAAGCCGTTTCTCTATAGTCACCTAACTCACAACATTCACTAATCCAGTCCTTGAGCAGATCCATTTCGTCTTTGTATTCATCACGTGCAGCTTTCGTTTTGCCCGGTTCGTTCAATCCATCCTGTTGATACTCAAGCGCACCACGTACCAACCAAGCTAAAACGCCCTCAAGCTCAGAAAGCAACTTAGCAGTTCGATTTGGGTCTTTGGCCAATGTCTTATCGGCGTCATAATTCCTTTGAAATGGCACCATCATCAAACGCCGCCAAATACCATGATCACCGCCTTTAATGATCGGTTTATGGTTGGTCGGCATGATACTGGTCCATGTCGGTTTGAATTGGACTGAGCCTTTTGCATAAACACCACGTGCAGTGATCGACTCGCCCCCTGTTAAGGATTTAACCAAGCCTTCTTTTAGTTCTTGGTTTTCCTCAGGTTCACTGACATAAACAAATCGCGAACCGCGTAGACGAAGTAAATCCTCACGTGCACCGCCTGCACTGCTCTTGCCCGCACCGAGAAAAGTTTCTGCGGGAGTCATCTTGGCGTAGTCACCAAGTGCTTTGAAAATGGTTGTAAGAATTGTGGATTTACCATTTGAACCATCGCCGAATGGGATGATCATTAAATTTTCTTTAGGATCACCAAGGATTGAGTAGCCCATCAAACGCCTAAAGAAATCTGCCATTTCCTGATCGCCAAAAAAGGCATCCAGCACCGTGGCTTCAAATAATGGGCATTTAGCCTTAGGATGATATTCAACGCCTGTGCTATTGGTGATCAATAAATCCTGATTAGGTTTGACCAAATCGCCAGTGCGTAAATCGACCGCACCATTGGCGCAGCCCAGTAGATAAATATCACTGTCCAATTCATTAAATGGCACAAGCACACGTGGGTCTGACTGTGCAAGCGTGACCATGTTTTTAACCATGAACGCTTTTTGACTTGCTGCACAGAATTGGTAGAACTCAGCACGTTGGGCATCATCATCAATTTTCTTGGCTTCATCACCTAATGCTAAAACAGTTTGCTTTGCGTATTGTTCTAACACTTTGCTGACACACGGTTCCCAATAAACCCCGTTCCACCGATACCAATGTTCAGTTTCAGCGACAAACATAATTTCAGTGCCATAGGAATCCAACATGCGGGAAGCATTACCGAATTCAGTCATCGGGCGTTTCTGGGCATCATCCAGTGCGATTTGCACCTTCTTACCGCCCATAGCAATATTGATTTCACGCGCTGAAATACTGATTTTTGATAATTGTTTGAATCGCTGTTGTAAAAGCCCTGAAAGTTCTACCCGTAAAGCAACGTCAGTACCTGCAACTTTGCCCGCTTCTTTAGCGATTACTTGCAGCAGCTCTTGAGTGTCACGGCAATCAAGAATTGAATTTTTGATGTCGGCTAGAATTTTGCGCTTTTCTAAACGTATTTTTTCTTTCTTGGATTCACGCCCGACTTTAAGTAGCCAATGCGCTGTGATGATATTTGAACCTGTTTGTTCGAAACTATTCCATCGGTACTCGATGTCTTCAAACGAAGTATAGTTACTTGCTGTTGCTGACCAATCGTTCCAAAGCTGCAAAGCATCATCACTAGCGCTAAACTCGTGATGCATAGACATGCCCACACGTAACCAGGTCTCGTAATCCTCATTATCAATATATTCCAAATATTTTTTAGCATCATCCAGCGACCATCCAATCGTCGCTGTCGTATTCATTAAGAAATCTTCGTCATCATCCAATTCGCTAGATGTCAAAGCGCCCACACGTGATTTACTATTTTTAACCCGTATTAAGCCGTGTTCTTCAGCCATATTTTCAAAAGCTTGAACTGCTTCAACCACTTGTTCTTTGGTGATCACAGGTAAAGAAGTCGCAGGAAATTCTGCTAATCCCCCAAAGAAATCGACCCATTCGTATGGTTTTTTTGTATCAGGATGGATGTGATAAGCGACGAATTGTTGACCACGTCCTAGAATTTCGATACGCTGCTTTTGCATTAGTTTAAACGGCTTATCTATTTCCGTAGGGTCTGTGAACCATGCGGAAATAGATTTTCCCCAATCTGATTCTTCAGCTCGATACACCAGTAAAATCTTAGGCGCTCGCCCAACTCGTTCACAGCTCACACCAAGATGATCCCGACACCAATCGGCAAATTTCTCTGCCAATTCCGCATCGGTCACATCAATATCAACTGCACAAATTGGAAAAGGCCCTTGACCTGTCAGGATGCCTACACCTTGATTTGCGTACTTAGGCACATCGATTGCTGTAAGCCGCACATTCTGCCATTCATCCATCACAGGGCGTTTCATGCCCTGCTTAATTGGAATAATCATGTAGTGATTGGCTAGAAGGTTTTTGCCATGCTCTTTGAAATAGCTCACTTAGCACCCCTTTTCAGATTTGGATATATCTTCGAAATCTTCCTCATCAGCGAAGTGCTCAGGGAATAAAATTTCCATTTCTGAAATAGCACCATCAAAATATTGAATTATTGATTTCAATAAATTTTTACGAGGTTGTTGTTCACCCGATTCAATTCGCCAATAGTTGGGGGGAGAACAACCAACGCTTGAAGCAACCTGTTCAACCGTTAGTTTTAATTCCTTGCGTTTTCTTTCTAATGGAGAGGCCATATTAATTAACCTTTTTATACGTAACCATTAAAAATATACGTTAAACGTAAATTTATAACAAGTAAATTTACGCCCTACTTTATTACGTTAAACGTAATATCCTTTAAAATAAGGTATAAATAGCCAACTTTTTAGACCTAAGCGGTATTGTTATGAAAACTGAGATCGGGCAAGCAATGCGTCAATTAAGAAAAGCAAAAAAGATGACACAAGATGCACTTGCAGAAAAATTAGGGGTAGCTACTGCAAACATCTCTCGCTATGAGTCAGGGCAACAAGGTATTGAAATTGATAAATTGCCTGTATTAGCAGAAGCATTAGGTGTATCAGTTCCTGATTTTTTCGCTGTAGCAACAGGCACTGATGTTGAAAATTTTGAACCCGCTCCAGAACTTAGGAAGGTCCCTTTAATATCTTGGGTACAAGCAGGTAAATGCCAGGAAGTTTTTCTTGAACCACACGGTTTAGATAACGTTGAATGGGTAGAAACAACATACCGCGCAAGAAGATATACATACGCTCTTAGAGTTGTAGGCGACAGTATGGAGAGTAAGTTTCCTGAGGGCTGCATCATAATTGTTGAACCTGAAGAACAACCCCAAAATAAAAGTCATGTAATCGCATTAATGCCTGATAGTAATAAAGCAACATTCAAGCAATTAATTGATGATGAGTCTGGAATGTATCTAAAACCATTAAATGATAAATACCCTATGATGGAAGTTTTGCCGAACACTACTTTCTGCGGTGTAGTAAAAAGAATGGAAATGGATGTCTAAAATCTTTAATTATTGATAAATCAAAAACCTGCATTAATTGCAGGTTTTTTTACGTCTTAAATATTATTTTACGCTTGACGTAAATTAAATTTGTGTTTAACTTAACCTCATAACTTACGTACAACGTAAATTTAAGGATAAAAACATGACAATCGCAATTCCAGAATTCCGCCAACAAACTTGTTTAGCGCTAATCAGTGCAGGCACAACGCAATCGGATCAAATCATCAATACCGTTGCGGCATTAGAAAAATTCGTGTTCAGCATTGGTGATACACAACCTTCCGCAACGCCTGATATCAAAAATGCCAAAGCAGAAACAACTGCAAAAACAACGAAAACTGCTGAAAAGACCGAAGAAGTCAAAGCCGAAGTTACCGCCAAAGAAGAAACGGCTGTGGAAGAAATCCAAACAAACATTCCTAACTTCACAAAAGACGAAGTACACAAGGCGCTTGTTGGTGTTGCTCAAAAACACGGACGTGCAGCGTTAGTAACACTTCTAGGCGAAGTCAATGCAGAAAAGTTAACTGATGTTGCTGAATCTGACTATCCGAAACTAATGAAATTAGTTGAGGAGTATCCAGTATGAAAAATGAAAAAGGTCGCTTTGATGAAATCGTAAACGAGCGCATTAAGTCGGACGATTTCGGTGTACCACAGGGACTTACTCAACGCGAAAAGCTAGTTGCGATTATTTGTTTAATCATTATGGCTTGCGTGATTTTGTTCCTAGTTGCAACTACTTATTAGGAAAGTAACTAATGAAAATTACAAAACAATTACTAGAACAATGGGGCGCTTGCTCAGACGGTAAACATACTTTTTCAAGTAAGTTTCCAGAAGGTGCAGAATACTCAGCGGTAATCGCAGCGTGTGATGAAGATGGCCACAAAGATTATCGCGATTGGATTTTCACTCGTGCATTTCAGCATCTTGAAGCAAGAGAAGTTGTAGAAGCCGAAACCGTCTTAATTCCCAAAGAAGTTGATAAAGGTTTAGAGCCATTAGCTTTACTAGATCAAGAGACTAAGTCTACTGACACAATTTCTAAAGATTCAGAAGCTCGACTTGCAGCTTCGGGCGATGACAGCCGACTTGCAGCTTCGGGCAATCGCAGCCAACTTGCAGCTTCGGGCAATCGCAGCCAACTTGCAGCTTCGGGCGATGACAGCAAACTTGCAGCTTCGGGCGATGACAGCAAACTTGCAGCTTCGGGCAATTACAGCAAACTTGCAGCT